CGCTTGAGTATTATCTTGCAATGCGCTGATTTGCGATTGTTGGATGGAGGTGAGGCTAGTGATTTGCGAGGTTAGCGAAGTCAACTGCTCCGTAAGATCGGAGCTGCCGCTTTGCGCCAAACCAGTCACGCTGGAACCGCCCGCTCCGCCGCCACTACCGCTGCCAGTGGACGCGGCCAGTTGCCCGAGTAAATCACCTCGCGAGGCGCTCCCAGCGCTGCTCGCCGGCAGAAGATCCTCCCACTTACTTCCGGCCATCGTTGTTTTCCGCCCTCAGTTCGTTCTCCAAGACAAAGATCGCCTCCACTAGACGGGCAGGCAACTCGTAAACGCTCGCGGCCCCAAGCAGCTTCCAGGCATGAAACTCCTCCAGCAGCGCGATACTCTCCGAGGTGACGTACGACGTCGGACAGGTTGCCAGCGACACCTTGCCTCGGACCCAAACGATCGGCGCGATCGAATCGGAGTCATGTTCCAGCCAGCCGCATCGCCGCTTTCGCTCCAGACCGCTCTTTCTGCACATGTCGCAGCTCCACGCGGCCTTGTTTCCAAGTTGAAAATGGAACGCGACGATCAGTTTTTTCTTTCGGCTTCGCTTAACCCGCACTGCTCCTTGATCGCGCCGACTACCTCGCGCGCTAGATCCTCAGGACCCTTTTCCAGCAGCTGCACAACGGTGGCAGCCTCGCCATCAATGCTTAATCCGTCGATCCTCACCAGCCCCCACTCTAAGTACATGGCGTCAATTTCCTGCGCCAGAATGTTGGCTTCAATCTTCTCGTGCAGCTCCGTGCCTGCCTCAAGAAACTCCGCCTTCCGGCTGATCTCGCGGACTCGCCGGCTCAGTTCCATGCGCCGCCCGAACGAGATGCGGTAGATCGCGAATCTGACTCCCGGTGCGGCTTTGGAGTCAATCGAAACCACGCTGTCATAGTGCACGGCGCCATTGCGGGGAATCGTTCCCTGATCGGCTGCGACATCGCTTCTTTCCTTACCCGAACGCGACATAAATCTCATCGTTCACGCTTCCCTGCGCCCGGCAGTTTTGAAATTGCCACTGCAGCCGCGTTTGTGAATCATCAAAGGCCGGCACCTGTGGCACCACGCTACTCATGTAGATGCCAAACAACTCGCCCTGCTGCTGGCCAAGCTGCATCATGACGCTGATGGGCGAGTTTTGACGGGCGGCTTGATAGAGTGCTGCCGTGGCCGTGTTATCCATTTCGAAAATGGTGAAGTTAATCGACACCGTCCGCTGTCCGGGAGCAATCGCGAGAGGCAGTATGGCACCGAACTCAGTCGCCCGCAGGTCCAGATTGTTCGTGAACGTTATGGTGGCGGCGGTCAAGGTGTAAAAACGCGTGGGCGAACTGCCCAGCCAAACCTGGCCCAGGTTTCCTGGAATGATCGAGTAGTTAATCGGCGCCACGGTGGGCTCCGCGGGAAAGCTCGACAAACCGAATTGCCCGCTTTCAAAACTGGCCGTGTCCACTAAGTCTTGCGCCGGCCCGCTGAAATCGAATTCGTGGAAATCGCCGTTGAGTTTGATCGACAGGGTATCGATTGCCATGCCCGCAAGTACGCGCTGCACCGCGGTGGAAGGGCTCCAGTAGTCGAAGAGCGTAACGCTTGAGAGAGCTTCGGCGGGCTGGTACATCGCCGTCGGTCCGGTTTGCGAGCTCGTAGCTGGAGTAATCGTAAATGGGGCGTTCAATTGAACGGTGTCGGCATTCACGACCACCGTGACAAACCGAATTTCTCCTCCGCTGGTAACTGCCGCTCCGACAGTCAGGCCATGCGGCGCCGTAAACGTCACGGTCGACGAACCGCTCACGCTCGCAACGGTGCCGCCAGCCGATTGTGCCGGAGATCCGCCCAGGCACGCCTGAAACAGTGGACTGTAGGGCGGCAGAACGCCCGGATCGTTCCAGGTCGCCATGTAAGTCGTCAACCCGAAGCTGGTCTGTAGTCGAAGCCCGCTGGGATCCCCCGCAAACGTTCGCGATCCGGTCTTGTCTGCGCGCTGAACTTTCTCCGTTTGCTGCTTGGCCGTCAACTTAACCGCGGGAATCCGATTACTCGCGCTGACCGTCGCCGCAACGCCGTAGCTTGTCTCTAGAGCGACGTAGAACCGATTGTCATTCGAAAGGATATAGGACATAGGAAGCCTAAACTGCGTGCGCTAGCCCGCGCTGATCTCCAAAACAAATACGACTTTCGCGATTTGCAAAAAGTTCCGCCCACCGTGCTTCACTCCGCCAAATGTAACCTCGTATCCACCGTCGAAGAATATCCCGTCTCCCCAGTCACCGCGGCTATTGTCCAACGCCTGCGTGATGGCGTCCATATAAGCCTGCAGGTTGGTTTCGATCTGATCCAGCCGGTCCTGAGATACGCGGGCTTCCACCACCATCTGAGCTTCGCCGGAAAATGTCCGAAATTTTTCCCGAAGCTCGTTCACCACTTTCGTGCAGTACACGTAAACCAGCGGATAATTGTTGACCGTGCTTAGGTCGGAAACCTCCGGAGTCACATTCTGCGCGATAATCTGCTGCGCCGTGATCCTAGGGAGAGTCAGGCCCTGCTGTACACTCAACGCTTCCAGTGCCGCGGGTAAACCGCCGCCGGCGGCCAGCACGCCAACAACTTTCTGTGTGCTTGTGCCGGCGATCAGCAACATTATTCAACCTCTTTCAATGACACGGTGATCCACGATGAACCAGGCCGGCTGCTGCCCCGTCGGGAGCGGCGCACCCGAAATCAAGGCTCCGGTCATGGTCCAACTGCTGCCCACTGCCAAGGGAGTAACACTTTGGAGAGTCGGCGCATTTGGCGACAATGCAACATACGCGTTCCAGCCAACCGCATTCTGCGGGGGGGCCGTCAGTGTCACGACCAGATCCTCGCCGGCTGTAGTGACAAGTTCTGCGTAAGCGCTCGGAGCGCTCTCTTGCCCGGCCGCACTTACCCAAGTCGCAGCCACGAAAAACTTCTCTGCGCCGCCACTCCCCGGAACCGTGGACAACTCGGGTGTGGGCGCCATCGGAATTGGGTCAGCGACTACGCCGACCCCGAGTTGAAAATAGGTCCGCGAGCTGGCTTTCGCCAGTTGCTCGTATTCATTCCACTTACCCTGATACCGATTGTTCAGTTGATTGTAGTAGGCGTCTCGATACACCAACGCGAGGGTCTCGAGTACGTGCCACCGCTGCAGCGCCTCCGTCACCACCACATCGGCCAAGCCCGGTGAACGCCTGAAATTCGGCTGATAATCGCGGAAGGGCGCCCGCCGGAAGAGGAACAACATCAGTTCATTCCCAAGATCTTGCTGCGCCAGGGTCATCTTCGTGGCGATATTGATACCCTCTGCGTTGGCCACAGTCAGAACCGAAGAATCGTATTCTTGAAGGTCCTGCGGCGAACTGATGGTGCCATCGGTGAATAGTGCCATTCCACTGCGCTCGCTATCGCTTCTCCACTCGCACCGAGCTCTTGAACGCGCGCAGGTCAGCCTCCGAAATCACATTCACCTGGACCTTGCCCGCCATTTCCCGCTGCCGCGCTTCTTGTACGCCCTTTTGCGCTGCCTCCCGAAACTCCGTGGCCTCCGAAACCGTCGCCAGGCGGGCACGCCCCTCTAGGATGAGCCGGGCCGCGATAAACCGGGACACTTCCGACAGTTGTCCAGCTCGCCCGCCATCGGGCGTTTCATGGCTCACAACCACTACGTGCGAGTCCGCGATCTCTTGTTCAATCTTCCTTAACTTTTGATAAAACGCCCTCAAATCCATCCTGCCTCCTTTGCGCGCGGACAGACGCTGCTGGCATCCGCCCGCGTCACGCGCTGCGTCATCGTCCGGCTAACTAGCTGTTGACCTGAACTCCAAACGAGTTTCGGAGAACCGCGGTTCCGTAGAGCACATCCACGGTGAATTGCTGCGCCAGCGTGTTGGGCTGATAGCTCATGATCACGCGGATTCCAAAGTTGCCCATTTCCGCGTATTCGGCGATCGCGCCAGTCCCCGGCAGCGGTTGCGGCAGCCGGCGTATGACAAGCCCGATTGCGTCCCTGGAGAAAGCCAGATTGTGAGTATTCACCGGTGAGCTGCCGGTCGCCTGCACCAGCTGTGATCGAAACACGAAGAAATCCTTGATCTTGCCCACTGCGCCATCCACCAGCGCACGCAGCCCGGCATCGCCGGCCGAATAGTATTCACTAAAACGTGGGATCTGTCGAAGGGCCGAGTAACTGATCGGATCAACCACCAGGTACTTACTCGCCATGGCCGGAACCTTGGCCTGAAATAGCGCCGTTTCCGCGGCGTCCACGACACTCTCTACCAGAGCGACGCCTGCCGTCCCCACGGCTGCATTCGCAGTGAATTGCGAATACAGGCTCAAAATATCGGTTTCGATCGACTCTGCAATAGCCACTACAGCCGGTTGCATGTACAGCCGCAGTAGATCCGGCACCGCCAATACCTTGGTCACATCCGGAATCTGGAATGTGGCTTCAGCGTGCGTGTTCAGCACGATCTGCGCGTTCCCTAAGTTGGGGTTCTGTGTCTGAACCGTCCCGCCTTCCGCGATGTTATTCGCTACCAGCGTGGGCGGTATCGGCACGTTCACCGTATCGCCCGCGTTCGCCAGGGTTGGCTCATAGTCCCGGTTGACTAAGTTGCCCATGACCAGGTTGCTAACCAGCGCCGGCAAGGCGTCCACTGCGACTAGCTTCACGATTGCAGTTGCTACATTCGTTGATGTAATTGTTGGCATTTAGATTTACCTCGTTGTCTCTTTCTCGCCCTATACCGGGCAACGTGTTCGCCTTGAGCCGCCTCCCGCAGCCGTCTCACATGCCTCGGAGTGCTTGACTCGCCACCCTCGAGATTTCCTGACGAACCTTCTCCAGTTCTTCCGGGCTCATGCCCGGCCGAATTTTATCCAGATCGAGCCCGCCTGTATTAGTAGCTGCCTTTGGTCCCGATCCCATGCCCGATCCACCCGTCATACGGGCCGGTAGCAGTTCGGGATTCTCCTGCACGAACTGCGCTAGATGGTCCCGAAGAGAGACTTCTCCAGGCCCGCTCCGCGCAATCAGCTGGCCGTCGTCGCGCCGCTGAATATCATCCTTCACTGCGCGATACGCCAGATCCACTTTCGCTACGCCCAAGCGCTGTAGCTCTGCGCGAATCGACGAGCTCCGCTCCGCTTCGTCCGCCATTTGCCGGCTGCGGTGATTCTCTTGAACCAGATCGTTCACTCGTTTCTCTAATTCCTCGCGCCGCCTGCGCTCCTCCAGTAGCTCCGCCTTATACGCGGGCTCCGCTTTCACCTGCTCGGCGGTCACGAATTCCTCAATCACGCCGCGTATCAAAGAACGCAGCTCCGCCCCATCCGCCTGTGGCTCTTCCATAACCCTCCTGTGGCGCACACACTCCTGCGTGCCGCGCCGGCACTCGTGCCGACGATCATTGCTGCTGATCGATCTCGCGCCCGATCTGGTCCTTCACCTCTTGGCGAACGTCACACAAGAATTGAAACGCCAGCTTTTTGTACACTTGCTTTCGCAGCGTCGGCGAATTCATCCCCAAACTCAGCAACTGCTGTGCGTCGGCCAGTTCGGTCCCAAAATCCCCGATATCAAACTCATCCATGCCCGAAACATCGATGCTCAGTCCGTCCTCGCGTGCCGTGTCCACTGCGCGAAGTACTCGCTTCATCGAATCCTTGACCGCGTCTCCATAGGCCCGCAGAACCTCCTGCGTGATGGCGTAATCGCGCTGCTTGCTGATCCCCGATTGCGTTGCGTTTCCGGAGAGTGATCCGCCCGCATGGGTCACGTAGCATACCCTGTAAATCTCTTCTTGTAGTCTCGTCAGATTGTCCGCGGCAATCTGGTAGACGGTGCCTTGTGGCTCGGTCCATCCAAACCGGTCTTCCGGACCGAGCTGAATATAGTAAGATTCACCCATCACCTGGTTCCAGTCCCGCTCCGAATAGATCACCGGCATCGCGAACAATCCCATCGTCAGCGCCCACCCCAGGGCGTTCGATTTGTTGAAATGCTCCAACTGTAACGTCGCGGCTTTATTTAACAGCCACAGCCCCTCCGACACCCGCAGCTCCACCAGCGGCACACGCCCCTGCTTCGCTAGCCCGTGCCTCCCTTGCGCCACAACCTCAATGGGACCGCGATTGGTTCCGCCGTCCGCCTGTTCGTAGACCCTGTACTTCTCTTTGTCGTAGTAAACCCAGCGGGTCTGCTTGGACCAGGCTGTATCTTCTAACCGCTCCTTGCGCAGGCTCTGCGTTCGAAGCACCACCCATTGATACTGCCCATGCTCGTCGTAGCTCCAGTTGATAAGCTCATCCGCTGCGTAACCTACTAAGTAAGCTCTGGACGCTCCACGCTCGTCTTCCTCGGCGCGCGTTCCAACGGGTTCACTCAGCCGCGGAAAATCGATTAACACATAGCTTTTGCCGCACACCAGCGCTTCCACGAATTGCCTGCGGAAGAACTCGGCCAGGTTCGTCCCTTTCAGATCGCAGTCCTCCGCGAATTGCCCAAAGAACTTACGGGAACGCTCACTCTTTCCGTCATAGGTCAAGACCGGCTCCCGCCGGAACAGCGTCGCCGTGTACCAATCCACGATCGACCCGACGTAGTTCTCGTAGAAGCTCCGGCTCAGCCTCTCGATATAGACGTCTCCAGGCTCCTTCTGCCGGCGGACCAAATACTGATCCGCGTTCGCCCTGAACTGTTCTCCTCCCGCGTATAGGTCGCGATACTGCCGCCACATCGCTCGCTTGGCCGCATATTCCGGATGCTCGTGGTTAATGTCTGGACCAACCGTGCCTAAGTTCATCGGGTTCTCTCGCACCTAAATCAACCGCCGGCTTTGCTCTCCAAACTTCGCTTGAGGCCGGCATTCTTGCCAGAGCAAGTAACCCAGCGCATCGGATAGATGCGTCCTTTTGGAATCCTTCTCCTTGTCGATGATGCCGCTATCCGGCTTATAAGTAACTTCCTCCAAATCAGCCACCAGGCCCGTGCATCGTGGATGCACCAGCAACCGCACTTCCTCGTCCGCCGAGAATAACTTTGCGTTCACCAAAGCTACGCGCTCTCGGACACTCGGATTACTGGGGGGCACGCGGAACTTCATGTTCCTGTACGCGGTCCGCCGGAAGTACTCCCTGACGATCTGATAGTCCGTGGTTCCCGCCGTCTGCAATCTCTGCCCCGAGGCGTCTCCATACACGACGACTCCAGCCTGATGATTCGGATAGCGCGCGTGAAATTCCTCGCATGCTTGAATTGTGCTCGCGCGATTCAAGACCACTTCATCCAGCACCCGGATCTCCTCTCCGTTCCTCTGCGCGACAATTGAACTCATCGGATCCACATTGAAGTCCAGCGCCCAAAACAGCGGCAGTCCGGTGTCCACTCCAACTTCCCTGACATTGCGCGACCGCTTGAATGCCCCGTAAACCGCGCCAGATTGCACGTTCAGGTACTCGCCCAACGCTTCTTGCTCGAACAGCTTCGCATCGTAGCTTCCCTTCAAGCGGTCATAGAAGTCCGGGATCTTGTCCAGCACATGCCGATTCTCAAACGGCTGCGCCAGCACGACGTCGTATCCCGCGACCACTTCTCGAACAAACCTGCGATATACCCAATCGAAACCCCTCGGCGTCCAAACCGCGAAGCCGCACAACCTCGACGCGCGCGGATCTCGCAAGCGCCCTTCCAGCCGCAACCACGCTTCCTCGGCCGTGTAAGTGAGCTCGTCCAGCCCAAACCACGCCAGATTGGTGCCTCGCAGCCGTTCGAAGTCGTCCACCGCGCGAAAATAGATCCGCGACCCGGTGTCCTTCATCAGCAACACCGATTCGGACTTGTTCAACTCATGCCGGATTCGATTGCTGCTGAGTACCTCCAGAAAGCTCGTCAACGTGGCGTCACGCAACATCGGATAAGTCGGCGCGCCAATCAGTCCCTGCCTCCCCGGATTCAAGTAACTCAGCCGGATCGCCTCCTGGCACAACGCCTGGCTCTTCCCCGATCCAATGGGACCCGAAAACCCTTTGAACCTCGCCGTCGATCCGTGAAACTTACTTTGTGAAGGGAGCGGCACATAGTCTATTTCGATTCGCAGCGTTTTTCCGCTGGCTCTTTCCACGTGACGATAATCTCCCTCGGCTGCTCCTCTTCCTCGAGCTCGCGTTCCAGCTGTGTCAGCCGGATGAAATCCGTCAGCGTCACCTTGCTGGTATCGAGATCGAGACGCGCTTCAATGTCGCTCAATAGCTTGCTGATTCGTTGCTTGCGGCTGCCTCTCCGCCGCGACGCCGGCTTTGTTCCGGGAGGCTTTGTCTCTTGCGATACTGGTGCTGTCATAACGGATTCCAAAAAAATGGGCGCCTCCGTTTCCAGAAGCGCCCGCAAGCAACTCTCTCCTGCACCGACTCTATCAATCACATTTCTGTGCTGCGCGAATTCACTCTCCTAAACATCTGAAAACGCACCGGAGATTCTTAAGTCTTTTCTGTCACCCTGGTTTCCAACGTTTCTCGCGCACAAATATTCAAGCGGTCCGAATCCGAACCGCGTCTTCCAGGCCGCGATCCTGGATTTCGATCTCGCGGATTCGAAACTTTTGAACTTTCCCCGTCACCGTCATCGGAAAGGCGTCGACGAAGCGGATATATTGCGGCACCTTGAAATGCGCGATCCGTCCCCGGCAGAATTCCCGGATCTCGTCTTCCGCTGCCGGCTCCTTCAGCCGGATCCAGGCCGCGACCGTCTCGCCGAGTCTAACATCGGGAAGGCCCACTACCTGCACTTCCGCGACCTTTGGATGCGTGTGCAGGAACTCTTCGATCTCTCGCGGGTACACATTCTCACCGGCCCGAATGATCATATCCCTCGCCCGCCCTGTAATCCGAAAGCATTCGTGAATGTCCATCGTCGCCAGGTCCCCGGTATGCAGCCAGCCGTCCTCATCAATGGCGCAGCAAGTCGCCTCCAGGTCCTGATCGTAACCCTTCATCACCAGATACCCGCGCGTACACAGCTCCCCTGGTTCGCCGACGGGCACGGTATCGCCGCTCGGAGCGACAATCTTCACTTCCGTGTTCGCGCATGCCTGCCCCACCGTCGAAACCCGCCGCTCCAGGCTATCGTGCACCGCCGACATCGTAATCACCGGCGAACTTTCCGTCTGCCCGTACGCAACTGTCATTCCCTCGCATTGCATGTCTCTGGCAACGCGCTTCATGATCTCGATAGGACACGGCGCGCCCGCCATGATTCCCGTGCGTAGCGAGCTGAAATCGAAACTCCGGAAATCGGGATGCTCCAGCTCTGCAATGAACATCGTCGGCACGCCATAAATCGCCGTCGCGCGTTCCTCGTGAATCGCCTGCAAGGTCGAGAGCGCGTCGAAGGTGGCGGCCGGGAGTATCAGCGTTGCCCCGCTCACTACCGAAACCATCGTGCCAATCACACACCCGAAACAGTGATACAGAGGCACCGGAACCACGATCCGATCCCGTTCGCTAATCCGCATGGCCTCGGCAAGAATGTACGCATTGTTTAAAACATTGCGATGCGTAAGCAGCACGCCCTTAGGCGATCCGGTTGTTCCCGAGGTGTACTGGATGTTGGTCACGTCATCAGACGCTACCCGCCGCGCCGCGATGTCTTGCCCTTCGGCCAGCATGCTCGTCCAGCCGTCCGTTCCGAAGTAGACGACGTGCTCCAGAGCCAGTGTCTGTCCCGCCACTGCTTCATCGACAATCGCGCGATAATCCGACCGCTTGTCTTGCTCCCAAAGAAACAGAGCCTTCATCCCCGACTTACGCAATACAAACGCCAGCTCATACGCCCGGTACGCCGGATTCACGTTCACCAACACGGCGCCGATCCGGGCACATGCCAGATGCAGTTGTACCCACTCGGCGCAATTGGTGGCCCACACGCCAATCCGATCCTCGGCGCCCAGCCCCAGCCCTGTCAGTCCCCGGGCCGTCCGCTCCACGGCCGCGGCCAGCTCCGCAAACGTCAGCCTCACCCCTTGGTGCCGCGCCACCAGAGCTTCCTTGTCTGGAAATCGGGAAGCTGTTTCTTGGAACACTTCCCAGATGCTGGCGTCGATAAGCGGAGCATCCGGGCCCCGCGAGTAGCTCAACATGGTGGGTCTCAGTGTATAACAATTAGCTATGCGCGTCCGCACTCTACTCGGCCTTCTTTTCGCGTCTTCGCTCGCGTTCTCCGTCTCACCCACGCGCTTTTCGCTCGAGCAGGTGATGAGCGCTCCATTCCCCTCGGAGCTGACCGCTGCGCCCAAAGGCGGAGCAGTTGCCTGGGTACTCGATCAACACGGCGCGCGCAATCTATGGGCCGCCAGTGCGCCCACTTACTCCGGACGCCAGCTCACGAATTATCACGACGATGATGGCCAGCAGATCGCCGAACTCACCTGGACCCCCGACGGCCGCGCCATCATCTTCGTCCGTGGCGGCGATTTCGAAACTGGCCGCGACAACCCCAACCCCGCCAGCCTCCCGCAAGGCGTTGAGCAGGCCATTTGGATTGTTCCAGCCGCAGGCGGCCCCCCGCGCAAAATCACCGACGGCAGTGATCCCGCCATGTCCCCCACTGGCGACCGCATCGCCTTCCTTCGCAAAGATGAAATTTGGTCGGCCGGCCTGGAAGACGGCGCCAAACCCTCGCAGCTCATCCATGCCAAGGGCCAACCCAGCCGGCTCCTCTGGTCACCCGACGGCTCCAAGCTCGCCTTCGTCTCCACACGCTCCGATCACTCCTTCATCGCCGTGTACAACGTTGGCGCGCAATCTCTCATCTACCTCGATCCGAGCGTCGACCGCGATTCTGAACCCGTCTGGTCTGCCGACAGCAAGCAGATCGCTTTCATCCGTGTCCCCGCATCCCCGCTTGCCGTGGGCGCTCGCCGCAGCGCATCA